AAGCTGTGGCGGCTCAGGTGAAACGAGACCGTCTTTTCTATACCGCATCTCTTGGCTACGGTTTTGATGCGTCTGTTTACCATATTATAAGAGCCGATATCAAATAGTCGGTTACCAGTTCTGAATGGCTCATACCTTTTAATGATTTGCATAGCCACATCCATCAGCTTGATTTGAAACGGCACACCTGTCTTCTGTCTTTTTGACGTTATCCAAAACGAACCATTCATATCCACGATGTTATCGGTCGTGAGGTTCTTGATGTCTATAAAGGATATGCCTGTCCAGCATCCGAAGATGAAAAGGTCTCTTGCCAATGCGAAATTGGGATTGTCCAATTCGATTGAACTCATGGCTTTGATTTCATTCTCGGTAAGGAACTCACGTTCTTTGTGGTCGGGGTCAACATGGTACTGAGCAAAAGGGTTTCTCGGTATCTTGCCATTGTAATGTGCGGAAGTCACGATATGTTTCAACGGTATGGAGTAAATCCATACGGAAGATTGGGCAAGCCCCACCTTGTTGCGCAAGTACAGGCAATAATCACGGATGAAGTCTTCTGTCAGTTCGTTCATCGCCATATCAGTCCGCTTGTATTGCTTCTTGATAAAGTCTGCAAGATATTTCCGTACAATCAGATATTTGCGGTATGTCCGTTCCGAACGGTCTTTGCCCACACGTTTGGCGAAAGCTGCGTTCTCCTTGTCAAAGGCACGCAACAGGGTTTCATACTCCGTTCCGATACCTTGATAGGCATTACGAACCATCTCAGCCGTCACATAGGCTTCTCTGTCAGATAGCCTTTGGTAATGCTTCGCAATCTGCGCCTTGATGTTGTCAAGGGCGAAGTTCACCGTTGTTGATTCACGGCTTTTCCCCTTTGCCCGATTGCCTTTCGCATCCCAAAGTTCCTTTTGGATACGTTGCTTGCAACTGAACTGGGCAATAGTCCCGTTGATTGTAACCCGTCCCATGATGGGGACAATTCCGTTCTTTTCCTTGCTGCCGTTCACATAGAAGACGGTCTTGA